TTAACGAACCAGCCAGACCAGCATCAGGATAATCGCGACTAACAGTATCCACAGCGCGGGACGCGTTGCCATATTTTGCAACGTGTCCATCATCGGTGGAAAAGGATTAAGCAGCGGTTGCATATCACGCGGTTCAATCCCTTTAACCCGCCGTTGATAAAGCTGGTTAAGAATATCCTCGGCCTGGGAAGAAGAAAGCGATGATTGCGCAGAAAGGCCATATTTTTGTTGGATATATGTCGATAACGCCGCCAGTTCACTGGCATCTAAAGGTTGTTTTAGCGCCATCTGTAGTGATTCCAGTGTCGGCGTATTTTGCTGGCTTAGCGTCTGACGCGCCTGTAGCCAGGTCACCAGATGGTTAAACAGTTTCGCTGGAATTAACTCGCCATCTTTCACCCCGGAAAGTTCCAGCATCGATTGCCAGATCTGTTTGCTGGGTTCCCCCGTTGCTGCCGCAAGTTTGGTCACCAGCTGTTTGAGCGCATTGTGCTCCGCCGGTAATAAAGGACGGTCGGTCGCCTCGCGCTGCTGTGGTTGCGGAATAACCATCTTCCCTTCCTGCAACAGGGTGAGAATGGTTTTTAATTGCTCCGGTGAGAGCTGATTCAGCGGCGTCTGACCAAAGTTATGACGGATATAATCCGTGACCGCCTGACGATTATTCCCCAGACGTAAATACTCCCCTAATTGCGCTAAAAGCTGGCGGGCAGAATGGCTTTTCTGCGCGGCCAACAGACGTTGCGCCAGATTATGCTCAGCGGCAGGGAAGTGACGCGAAAGCAGCGGTGAATCTCCCGACAGACCAATATCGTGCCTGATACCCGCCCACAGTTCTGCTCTTTGTTGTTGCGTCAGTGAGGTCACTTTCGTCATTAAGCTTTCCAGCGAAGTACGTTGCTGACTGGATAAAGGCTGATTGCCCGCGCCAGACGGCAGGTTATCTCCCTGACCTGGTGGTTGCCCAGGAGGAGGGCCGGAAATAGGTTGTATCATTACGTATCCTTATACCTGAAATCTTCGCAAGTATGCCTGGCCGCGAGATTATGGCACACTTGTCTGGTTAACTCTCGTCTCATACAGGTAACACAAACGTGAAAATCCTTGTTGATGAAAAAAACAAAGATTTAATTTATTGATATAAAAGGATTTGTATCAGCGTATGTCCACGCAGTGACCACATTTTCGAGAGGTAGAGTAAGCCCGCAACATTGCGGGCTTTGTCTTATGGTTCGATCGCCGTTTTGAGCCGTTGTGTTGCTACATCAAAATAATGATCACTGGTTTCTATACCAATAAATTTGCGTCCTGCTTTCAGTGCAGCCACACCCGTTGTCCCTGACCCCATAAAAGGATCAAGGACTGTTCCGCCACTATTCACAGTCCTGACCAGTTCCGCCATTAGTTCTTCTGGTTTTCCGGTCGGGTGCATTTTCTTTGACGGGATAACCGGGAACGTCATGCAGCCGTCGAACGGTCCCGAAGGCGATTTATCTAAATGGCCTTTGCTGCCCCAGACGATGTATTCGCACTGATGCCGGAAATACCCGGTATGTGGTGTTCGTGACCCCCTCCCTTTGTTCCACGCAATAATGCCGCGCCATGTAAAGCCACTGGCCTGAAACGCATCGGTTAAAGCTGGTAGTTGTCGCCAGTCAGTAAATACCAGGGCATAACCGCCCGGCCTGACTGCGCGGTGTGCCTGTGCCATCCATAATTGTGTCCAGTAAGCCCACGAACGGGCGTCCATGTTTTCACCCGCGAACCCATCAAAGCGGTGAAGGTTCTCGCCGTTCAGATATTTTGCATGGCTGCCCTGGTTGGTGCGTCCGGCCTTGTGTGTCGCCCCCGAACTGTAAGGCGGGTCAGTGATTAAGGCATCAATGCTTTCTGGCTCAATCAGCGGCAATATTTCCAGCGCATTCCCACGACAGAGCATGGCATTGTCAGTCTGATAAACCTTAGTGTGTTCCGGTGTATGTGCTGGTTGGTGCTGGATTGCGATCCCCACGGTCATAACTCCTCATGTGTGTGGGGTGCTCGATGGCTCTCGTTATCTGGTTAAGTGTTTTGCAGCGCGGACATTTTATTTCAATGTAGTGAAATGAGGCGCGGGCAAGTAGTTTGTTGCAATTTTTGCATCGTACATTTTGCGTCATTTGCGGCACCTCTTGTGTGGTTACTGCTGTCGATATGATAACAAATCGATCGTTTTTATCGATCGGATTTATTGCATCGATCTGTTATGCCTATTGCTTATGGATGGGGATACCAAAAAGAAAACCCGCAGTTTTTACGCTGCGGGCTTGTTGTTCATGTCTGTGAGATAGGGTGCCTTATCGACCTTACCCTGGCAACCGATTGACGGGGGATTACTCCCCCGTCGCGGTTTCCTTACTGCTTACACTGTAAGAACGCCGCAAACTCCGCTCCCCAGAAGCTCATCCGTATTTCACACAGCGAACCGTGCAGCATCCAGATGATGAGGATTACCGTCACGCAGAACGTGATGGCCGTAAGCGATTTTTGCGACATAGCGCTTGCTCCTTTGTTGGAGAGGCGCTAACCTATCACTTGCTTAAGGTAGATATGTTAGGGCCTCGGTTAAACAGAAATGTTTTCCGGGGTCTTTCCACATCTGGCCTTCGGGTATTCCCTCCGACCATCAGCCGAAAGGCACCCGCGCGTAATCTATCGCGTTTTTGTTGCTCCGGCAATTCTGCCTGTTAATTCTGAGGTAAAGGCAAACTCATCTGATTGTTTCCCCTGTGTGAAGCTGGCAGTTCATGCCACGGGATACCTTCTGAAGAGTGAACGCCGGAGGCGTGTTTTGATGTGAATTTATGGAAAGCTTCCAGTGTTGAGAAGCATACGCCGCATTCCAGATTGTTACACTGGTAATACTTTTGCCGCACGGTGTTTGAATCATTTTCCGGACGACTGGTGCGGATACGGGCAGATGCGCCACAAAGCGGACAACGGAACATAGCGACCTCCCTTAACGTGGTGCTGCTACCATTCTAAGTTGTCCCAATTCAGATTCCAACTGACAGCCCTCCCTGAGTGAGGAGCTATCTATAGTCTTCCCATGAGTTTTCATCGACACAAAATTCAATACCAGCATCCAGTCCATTTATGTGCAAATTAAACTCATCATTGATAAACTGGCCTTCGTCTATTTCAAAGAATAATTCTAGTTCTACTGTAAAATCCTTTTCCTCCTCCTCGTGATTAGATACGGTGTCAAAGGTATAAAATTTTCCATCCTCTTTGTCATAATAGCCGTTTGCGGTATCAGGTCCGCTGGCAGTGACATTAAAACTAACAGTAACATCAAAAGTAATTTGACAACTTTCGTCATCCAAATGAATTATTTTGGGTTCAAATTCGCTTATATTCGTAATTTCAAAGCTATCAATCTCTGAGTCTTCCCATGTTGAAGAATTATAAGCTTCAGCAGTTTCTAATTTTTCCGTTAATTTTTGTATGATTTCTTCATTTTTGCTTTCTAAAAAACGTTCTATAAATCCAGTTCTTTCGTCATTGTGTTTGTTGTAATCATCTAGTAGTAAGTTTAGTGCTCCTATAATTATGAAATTATCATTGTCTTCACAGTAACCTTTTAGGTCAGGGTCTTCTGAAACCACATAAATTTTTTCATTATCTCCTAGCGCGGAACGTATTGCTAAAAGAGTGAAGGCGTCTCGAAATTCGTTAGGTTTTTTCGCACTAAAGGGGCTTTTTTTATCAAAGTACATGTCTATAACTTCATTGAGGTCCACCTTCGACATATCTACAATAGTTGTGTTTGAGTCCTCCATGAAACCATTAAATGCGCTTAATGCCTTTTCTTGAATGTCTGTTTCATTAATTTCACAAAATAGATTTTTAATATTGTCATCTTCATATTCTTTGAGGATAACAGCCTTTCGTCGGAAATTGTTAATCCCTTTCAATGCTTCTTGTATATGCTCGATGATTTTTCGTTCAACTTCTTTAACTACAATTGTTGTAGAAATATGCCTGAACTCATCATTTCTACATAGTTCTTCAAATGATTTTATAGTTTTTGAGTTGAAGTCCAGGTTTGCTTTTACAAAAAACTCAGTATCAATGAATACATTGCGGGTAACTAGAGACATTTTCCAACTCCTTTTAATATATTAACCCAAATGAGGTAACATCATAAAAGATCACATAGTCACTTGTATTGGTATCTTGAGTCAAGAGAATATGATGGCGCTTACAATTTTTGTGACAAGGCTAGATGTCAGACTGTTAAGTGCTATAAGCGAGTTAATATATTTAAGTTGCTCACTCTGTTTCCGCTATCCATTCCGGGATTTTTGCCTCAAGCTCAAGCTGCGTGGTAAAGCCGCTGTTATCAATGGTGTGCTCGGCTTTTGCAATAATCCAGTCCTGATTATCAATCTCGCTTTTAAATCCTGTTACCGTGCCATGCATTTCGGGGTAGAGTTCTGCACGTCCACGTGCCAGCGTGATGGAAAATGATGCGGCTCCGCGTTGTAGCTGCTGCCACTTTGCCGCCGCTGCGCGTCTTGCTGCCTGCTCGTTCTGATAAGTCTTGCGTAACACAAACACATTGCCTTCCGCACCTTCCATATAATCACCTTCACGGCTGCTGCTTTTCTCCTTTTTGGGTTTTGGCGGTTTACGGCGTTTTACGCTGACCTTTTTCTTTTTCCCGTAATTAAGATCAAGCCAGTAGGCGCGTACCCCCGTATACGCCTCGCGGTCAGCAATACGGAACTGATGGCGATCGCCGCTGCTGCGTGTAATGGCGAACGAGGGCAACGGCTGGCCCTGTGCGTTCACGCCACCACCGGGCATGATGAATAACAGATTGCCGCTTTTTACCGTGGTGATTGCGCCCAGCATTTCCGCCATGCGCGTAAGGAAGGACATATCGCTTTCTTCGGTCTGGTCGGCGTGGTCGATTTCGATATCCATCAGCATTTCGCTGATTTGCGGTTTCAGACCATACCGATGAGCGATGGCGGATACCACACGCTCAACGGTCACATCATGCCAGGACACCTCACGTTTAACGTTAAATTCATCCCGAAAATCTGCGCTTCTGGCTGAAACAGTCAGCCTGTCCGGCGGTCCTTCGTGAGCGATTTCATCAACAATGTAAGTGCCTTTTTCTGTCAGCGGTTCCCCTTTCCAGCCAATGAGAACCGTCAGACGCGCGCCCCGTGGCGGTAGCTGCAACTGGCCATCGGCATCATCCAGCGTGATGGTGAGCTGGTCCGCCTCAAATCCCCGGTTGTCGGTCAGTGACAGGCTCATCAGGCGTTCTGCCACGCCGGACAGCGTTTTACCCTCGGCGAGAATATCAAAATCCGGCATTTTCACGGGGTTTGTGCCCTGACTGAGCAATTGCATGGTGGTGTCGGTCATCTGCTCCCTCCCTGTGTGGCATGGTCGCATGTGCGTGCGGAGGGGGTTACTGCTTTTTGTTGTCGCCGTGGCGGGAGAACGGCGCAGGGGTGAGATTACGCGCGTGGTGGGTGATGATTGTTGCCGAATCATTTAACGGATACAAGGGGCTGAAGCTATGAGTGAAACTCGTTTTCATGGTGCCCGTGTTACGGAAAATACCGACCTGGTAACAGCGATTAACGATGTTGATTCCAGCGTTATCGGTATCGTGGCAACGGCGGATGATGCGGACGCGAAGCTGTTCCCGCTGAACAAGCCCACACTGCTGACCCGCGTCAATGACGTGCTGGGAAAATGCGGAACAACGGGGACGCTTTATCGTGCGCTTAAGGCCATCGCAGACCAGGTGAGCACAAAGGTGATCGTCGTTCGCGTGGCTGAACACAAAGAAGAAGACGAAAAGACGCAGGATCAACTGGTTATCGGTGGTTCTGAGGATGACGGCAGCTATACGGGGATGTATGCGCTGCTTGTTGCAGAGCAGGATGAAAGCATCGGATACCGTCCGCGTATTCTGGCCGCGCCGGAGCTGGACACGGAGGCGGTGACAAAATCCCTGTGCGTGATTGCGGGTAAACTGCGCGCATTTGTGTATGCCTCATGTCACGGCTGTAACACGATGGCTGAAGCGATTACCTACCGCCAGAAATTCAACGAACGTGAAGTGATGCTCTTATGGCCGGACTTCATCGCCTACAACCCGAAAAGTGGCGAAAACGAAACGTTCCCCGCGCCTGCTTATGCGTGCGGCCTTCGTGCGTACATTGACCATGAGCAGGGCTGGCACAAATCGCTGTCCAACGTTCCGGTTAAAAATGTGCTGGGGATGTCGAGGCATGTGTTCTGGTCGTTGCAGGCCGAAGACAGCGATGCCAACAGCCTCAACAACAAAGAAATCACGACCATTATTCGTCGCAACGGGTTCCGCTTCTGGGGCAACCGCACACCGGAAACGAACGCCTACATTTTTGAGGTGTATACCCGAACCGCACAGGTGCTGGCTGATTCAATTGCGGAAGCGCAGTTTGAAACCATCGACAGTCCACTGACGCCTGCGAACGTGAAGGATGTTATCAGTGCCATCAGGGCAAAACTGGATTCACTGGTGACTGCCGGGAAACTGATTGGCGCGGAGTGCTGGTATGACGTGGTGGATAACAGCACCACGGATTTACGTCAGGGGCGTGTGCGTATTCGCTACAAATATACGCCCGTTCCGCCACTGGAAGACATGGAGCTTTACCAGACGTTTACTGATGAATACTTTGAACCCGCATTTGCGGTGCTGGGAGGTGCCTGATGGCTGTGCCAAAACATCTTCGCTTTTTTACGCTGTTTGTGGATGGTGAAAACGAAGTGGGTAAGGTGACGTCCGTCACTTTGCCTAAGCTGACGCGCAAAACCGACAGCTACCGGGGTGGTGGCATGATGGGGGCGGTAAGTATTGATCTCGGTCTGGACGACTCCGCGCTTGATGCGAGCTTTGTCATGGGGGGCGCAGTTCGTGAGCTGTTCCTTAAGTATGGCGGCACGATTGACGGCACGCTGCTGCGTTTTGCGGGTGAATACTACACCGATGCAGAAAGCGACCTGTATGAAGTCGAAATGCGCGGACGTGTGACGGAAATTGATATGGGGGAAGCCAAACAGGGCGAAGCCACATCACACACTTACGCCATTAAAAACACCTACTACAAGCTGAGTGTTAACGATCGTCCGTTGTGGGAGATTGACCTGCTGAACTTCATTTACCGGAAGGACGGCAAGGACATTGTGCCCGATCGCATCCGTTCCGCGCTTGGGCTTGGCTGATAAGTAATATGCAGGCGGCGCAGTGCGTCGCCTCTGACTGAAAGGAGTTTCCTGATGAAAGAGACGAAAAACATCGATACCGAAAACACGGTAGTTGCTGACACTGTGAAAGAAACCAGTGAGCGTGGCGTAAAACTTACCCAACCCATTGAGCGAGGCGGCGAAAAAATCACGTATGTGGAGATCACCGGGGCTATTGAGCAGGCTGGATCTCTGCGAGATTTGTCGCTGTCTGATGTGCTGAATCTGAAAGCGGAATCCATGTTTACGCTGCTGTCACGCGTGACATCACCGCGACTGGATGAAGTGACGATCAAAAAAATGGCATCCCGTGACTTTATTCAGTTATGTGTGGTTGCCGTAAATTTTTTGAGCGGTGCGGACTCTGGCGGGAAGAACGAACAGGCGACGGAAGCCTGATCACGGTTGTGTGCTTTGAGCACATAGAAGACTTTGTGGCAGATATTGCCGTTATTTTTAACTGGTCGCCCGCCGAAATCTTCATGATGACGCCCGGCGAAGTGGTTAGCTGGCGTGAGCGGGCGGCACTTCGCAGCGGGAATGCAGACAATGAAGACTCTTGATATCCGGGTCGCTTTCAGCGCCGTTGACAGGCTGACCCGACCTGCCGAAAACGCCCGCCGCCTGATGGGGCAGTTTGGTGACTCCATCCAGCGAACGCAGGGGGCGATCAAAAATCTCGAGCGTCAGGCGCGTTCATTTGAGCGCGCCCGCGACGCTGTCAGTAAAGCGGATGCGGGTATCGTGAAAGCGCGACGCCAGCTTAACGCCCTTAATCAGTTACAACGCACGGGTACAGTGCTCAGCGAAAAACAACAAAAGCTGATGCAGCAGTTAAGCACCCGGCTTGAACGCCTGAATGAATCGCGCACACGGGAAATTCAGAAAATGCGGGAGCTTGGCGGAGAGCTGAAACGCCACGGCATTTCCCTGACAGGCAGCGATAACACCATCCAGCAGGCCATCAGACGCACCGAACAGTACAACAACCAGCTTGAACGCGAACGGCAGGCGCTTGCGCGTGTAACGCGGGCGCGTGAGCGGTATTCGCGCGCGCAGGAAACCGCGGGAAAACTGAAAACAGGTGGTGCGCTGGCAATTGGTGCGGCAGCGGCTGGCGGCTATGCTACCGGGCGTTTTTTGCAGCCTGCGATCGGGTTCGGGAAAGAGATGTCCCGCGTTCAGGCACTGACGCGAATCGACCAGAACAGCCCGCAGTTTAAGGCGCTGCGTGAGCAGGCGTTAAAACTTGGCTCTGAAACGCAGTTCACCGCAGGCGATGCCGCCAGTGGGCAGGCATTTCTTGCAATGGCTGGCTTCACACCGCAGGCCATTCAGGCTGCGCTTCCCGGAGTGCTGAGCATGGCAACGGCTGGCGGTATGGATCTCGGCGAGACGGCTGATATTGGCTCAAATATCCTGACGCAGTTCGGCCTTTCTGCTGACCAGATGGACCGGGTCGGTGACACACTCACCGCAGCGTTTACCCGTACCAACACTGACCTTCGCGCACTGGGCGAAACCATGAAATATGCAGGTCCGGTGGCGGGCAAGCTGGGAATATCGCTGGAGCAGGCCGCAGCGATGGCGGGCGTGCTGGCGAATATGGGTATCAGGGGAAGTGATGCCGGGACGGCAATGCGTGCCAGCCTGGCTCGTCTGGCATCACCGCCAAAGGCGGCAGCAGAGGCGCTGAAAGAGCTGGGCGTGTCTGTCTCGGATGCCGGGGGCAAAATGCGCCCGATGGAGGATGTGCTGGCCGACCTTTATAAAGCCACCCGCAAATACGGGGAAGTTGACCGGGTATCGTTCTTTAAGGACATTGCCGGAGAAGAGGCTTTCACATCGTTTATGGCGCTCGTTGATGCAGCGGGTGACGGTTCCTTACCCAAACTGAGAAAAGAACTTGAAGGCGCGCGCGGTGAGGCTGAACGCACAGCAAAGGTTATGGCCAACAACCTTGACGGCGATCTGAAATCACTCGGCAGTGCATGGGAAGGGTTGCGCATCCGCATTGCAGATCTGATTGACGGTCCGCTGCGTTCTGTCACGCAGTGGCTCACGCGAGTGGTCTCAAAGGTGACGGCGCTGGCGCAGGCCCATCCCGCACTGACGCGCCAGCTACTGATAGCAGGCGGTGCGTTGCTGGCAATGACTGCAACGGTTGGCTCGTTGTCGCTGGCTATTGGTGTGCTTGCTGGCCCGCTGGCAAAACTGCGTCTTGGTTTTTCTCTCCTGGCCGGATCAATGAATGTCGTCAGGGTGCTGCCAGCACTATGGGGAATGGTAACAGGTTCCATCTCGTTGCTGGGTGGCGCTATCGGGGCGCTGTTCAGTCCGGTTGGTCTTATCGTGGCTGCGCTTGCCGGAGCTGCCGTTCTTATCTGGAAATACTGGGAACCCATCAAGGCGTTTTATGCCGGGGTGTTCAGCGGGATTATGGAACGGCTGGCTCCGTTGCGCGAAACCTTTGAACGGTTTGGTCCTGTTTTTGATGTCGTGCGCGATGGGATTATTCAGCTCTTTAACTGGTTTAAATCGCTGCTGTCACCGATGGAGTCCAGCAAGGAAACGCTGGATAAATGTACCAGTGCTGGCGAGATATTCGGTAACGTTCTTGGTGGCGCGCTACAGCTTGTTCTGACGCCTGCAAAAATGCTGCTGGATACGCTGGCGTGGATACTTGAAAAACTCGGTGTGCTTCCGGATGAAGCGGAAAGGGCGCGCAAGAAAATCGAAGACGCACAGCGTGCGGCCATTCTTCAGGACAAGGTTGCCTTGCTTCAGGGGGACCTGGCGAAAATCAATCCGCCGAAGCCTGTGGAAAATGGCAATGGCACCGGAGGTGATAACCCCAAAGACAATAAACCGCTCACAGACAGCAATACCGGTACGCTGCGCAGACTCAGCAAAATTGCTGATAACACTGGTAAGCTGGTTGAGGAGACGAAAAAACGCATTGGCCCCGGCGATATTGTCTTTAAAAACCTGCCCCGAGCACTTGCTGTTCGTGGGGAGTGGCAGGAGCGGAAGATTGCGCAGGTCAGTAAGCCTGCCCCCGCAATTAATATCACACCCGTGGTCCCGGCTCCGCTGCCTCCGGCGCTGGTCCCTGTTGTTGCGGCCAGCTCCCGCCCGGTGGCGGAGGCTATACGATCTCCAGTGGCATCAGTTCCTGTAACTTCCCGTAACCGCGAGCCTGTTGCCTCCGGATTTGGTGGTGAAATTCATGTTCATCTGCATAACGTTGTTACGCAGAATCCCCGCGAACTGGCGAAACTGGTCGGTGAAATGGTCAGGGCAGAAATGGAACGGCGCGCCCGTGCCGGGCGTGGCAGTTTTTACGATAAAGATTGAGGAGTCATGGCCATGATGATGATCTACGGCATGTTTGTTTTTGAGCTGCGCACGCTGCCGCATCAGCAGTTACAGCAAAACAAAAGCTGGCGGCATGTGAAAAATGAACGCGTTAACCGTTCAGCAAGCTGGCAGTATATCGGTGCAGGTGATGATCGCATCGTTCTTTCTGGTGTGCTTTATCCTGAAATTACAGGTGGCGAAGTGTCGCTGTCGCTGCTGACCACGCAGGCGTATACAGGACGACCCTGGCCTTTGATTGATGGCGTCGGGCAGATTTACGGTATGTATGTCCTGACCGGAACGAATACGACCCGTTCCGAGTTTGATCGCTACGGTAAGGCGAAAAAGATAGAATTTTCACTGACCCTTGAACGCTGTGATGAGGATTTGCGGGAGCGCCTGCAATCCTCATCGTTCAGCGATATGCTGTCCGGCTTCAAAGATAAGGTGACATCATCCCTTAACAGCGCGGCAAGTTCAGTAAAAGGGTTGTTCTGATTTAACACAAAAACCGCTAATGGTCAGATTAGCGGTTTTCTTTTTCCTTAGTCTTCTCAATTGTTTCTTCAGTCTGTATATCGCCTACAGGGTGATAACGATAAATCGTCGATATACTGATACCGTAAATTATTGCCAGTTGTTTTCTGTCATGACCGTTTTTAATAAGCCTTGCTATTTGAATGTTCACCCAAGGAATGCCTCCCTTAAGAAAGGGGGCAACCTTACCTACAAATCAGTATTTATAATAACGTCCAGGCAGCACAGGAGAGTTAACATTCCAGAACCCCTGCGGATCGCATGCCAGTATCATCCAGGCTGTATTACAGGAGGACGGCCACGGTGGCATATCATCATTATCGGGGTAGTCACACGAATCAATATAACCGTAGCGTGTGCGCAGTGGTGCCAGCCTCGCCAGAATATCCATCGCGGTGGTATCATCTCCCAGTCTGCGGGCCAGCAATGCCACGCCTGCACTGCCCTCCACCCAGACTCCACGCTGTTTATTCGGGTAGCCATATTCCGGATGATAAGGCGTGTACCCTGTCGCATCGTGCGTGGCGTACCAGAGTCTGCCCAGGTAAGTAAAACACCGCCGGGCTTTTTCCATATCTATATTGGCCACAAACAGCCCTCCCCAGCTCGCGCAGTCCAGCGGTGAGGCCTTGTCCACCCCGGTAGTCCGCATCCCGGCATAAAATCGTCCTTCGTCCTCCACCCACAGTTTTTCCATAATGGCATCCGCCAGGGCTTTCGCTTTTTCAGCATAGCCGGTGAAGCCCAACCGTCCCATCAGATCAAACAAAAACCACAGGTCGAACTGATGTTCTGACGTGCACCAGTCTGCGTCAAAATCCGGATAAAACACACCATTCAGATACTGTCCGCTACCGGATGTATACAAACCAGAGCGAACATCACTGCCATCTGTGACCCTGAACATTTCAATCCATTCTGCGCACTGCATCAGTTTATCCCGGGCAACAACGGCCATTTCACCGTCCGGATATTTCAGCAGATAATACGCCAGCGCATACGCCACCCACGCTGCGTTTCCCGTCCGGTAATACTGCGATGATGTTTGTGCTGACATACGGTTCACAAAAAAAGGCACGCTTCCCTCACTGCCTCCGCTGCCCACAATCGCACACAACCCGCGAACAAAACGCTCAACCTGACTGTGCCCCTGCGCCATCAGGGCAATGGCCGACACAGCCTGGTCGTAAGTGTACGTACGGTCTTTCATCACCCTTACCGTTTCGTCTCCGGCATCCGATGGCACCCGGTAAGAGCGGATACACAGCGGGTCTTCCCAGACAGTTACCAGACCGTTATTTGATGTACGATACAGTTTAAAAGACTTGGCCCCCGGCCAGCTTCTGGCGAAACTGAACGTGCCGTCACTCTCTAATACTACAGAGGAAAACTGATATTCCAGAGTTGTGCTGGCACACAGCGCAATGGTGTAGCTCTGCGGATCACCGATACTGCACTGACCTGTGACCGGACCGGTATAGTCCGTTGTCAGCTCTTCATTTACCGTCAGCGTAACGGATTTGTTGTACACATCAGGGGCATTCAGCGATAAAAGTTCCGCTGTGCAGGTTTCCGCCAGTGTGTAAAAATTTTCCACCCGGCTGTTGCGTTCGCAGGTTGTGATCTGCGAGTGAAATTTATCAATTATTTCCGTTAATCGAAGGTAATCTAGAACATCCTCAGCACTGGTCTTACTAATAATTTCACGTCCAACACTTGTTAATGCAGTTAATGCGGCACGATTTGCCCCTGTAAAATAAGGGAGTTTATCTGCTGATGTAGCAAGCTCCGCCAGCGCCGTCAGGGTGGCATCCTTCGGTTGCTTACCCGCAAGCGCGTCAATCACGGTGGTTGCAAAATTAGGGTCATTGCCCAGCGCCGCAGCCAGTTCGTTCAGCGTGTTCAGTGCATCAGGTGACGAATCTACAAGTGCGGCAATCGCGGCCATAACGAAAGCCGTGCTTGCGATCTGGGCATTATTAGTCCCCTGTGGCGCTGTTGGTGTTGTTGGCGTTCCGGTCAGTGCCGGGCTGTTTAATGGTGCTTTCTTGTTCGTTTCATCCATTACCACCTTGACAGCTTTTGGTGTCGCTGCCAGCGTTTCAGACGTGCTGTTCGTGGCGCTACTGAGCTGAACAATCCCTTTTTGTGTAGTGGTGGCGTTCTGGGCGGTATATTTCCCGTTAGCCAGGTCATATGCAGCCTTAACCGCTTTCGGTGTTGCGGCCAGTGTTTCTGATTCACTGTTAATTGCACTGCTTAACTGAGTAAAACCTTTTACGGTCAGCGAGGCGTCCGGGTGACGTCGTGACTGTTCGTGCTCTGATATTTTATCATCCACATATTTGCGGGTTGCCAGAACCACAGACGGGTCGATTTTCAGCGTGATGGCTTCGGTGTTCGTGACAACCAGAATCATTCGGATAGTCTGGGTGCGTCCACTGCCTTCCTGCAACTGCGGTTTGTACGTTTCCGGGCAGTTTGCCACCGCAATGAGTACACCTTCATCATCATAAAGACCAATCTCACGGATCCAGAATCCTCCCTCGTTTTCAGGGATGATTTGCTCCGCAATAATCTGGCTCTGATTGTTAGGGTCAACACTCAGAAGATTCAGCGGTGCAATGCGTTTCTGGTTAATCAGTTTTGTTTGTGCAGGGTCTGGTGTTGGTAACACACCATTTGCATCACCAACGGCCATTTGCGTCAGATTCAGCTTACTGCCGAGCATCGTCGCGTTAGCCAGTCGTGCCGCGCCCTGATTAGTCAGAATGGCGTAGTATTTCACTGTCATGCGTTTACTCTCAGATTATCAATTAAATGAATGGCCGGGGCAGGGAAATAATCCCCTTCGGCAATAATGGACTCCGGGGTGTAGGGATAAACCGTCAGGGCATCGCCGTGATAGCATCCCGTACCAACGAAAATCTTTCCGTTCACACTCAGGCTGATCGCCAGCCCCGTCAGATGGCGACTTACTGGTTTTGCATCCGCAATAAGGCGCTCAAGTTCCTGATACATTTCATCGGTGATGCCCTGATCAAGTACTCCGACAACAATGCGAAATGTTCCTGGCTCCTCGTTGAGTTGCCACCACTCCTTTACTTCAATCAGGTAGCCGAGAGGCTCCACGGCTCTTCGCAGTGCGCTGATGGTCCCTTTGTGTCGGTGTATCAGCCATGCATCACGAATAACCTGTCGCTTTGTCTCTTCCGGCCAGTTGCGATCCCAGCGGTCAACGGAAAATGCCCAGGCGAGATAAGGCAGCAGATGCACCGGGCAGGTATCCGGCGACCACAGCGTGTTGAGGTCTACCGGAATGTCTGTAATGCGTGTTCCGACGGCTTCGGCACAACGCATGAAACTGCTGGCTGATGGCGGTAACAGTGAATTACTCATTGCGCCCACCTTCGCTGATGGTAAATGACTCACAGCGCGCCGCCTGTATGTCGCTGATGGCCATATTCTGTGTGGGTTCGATTATCTCTACGCGTTGCACGCCGTGCACATGAAGTGCGGCAGCAATGGCGGACAACGCCACGTCCTGACCGATAAGCCCCTGTTCAGCCAGCCACTTCCTGAATGACGATTCCGCCGCGGCCAGAATAGGTTCGGATTCCGGACCGGGGTAAAAGTACAGTTTTGCATTCAGCCGCCATGTCACGATTCTGGCGCTCTGTACGGTCAGGCGGTCGGCCACCGGGCGGGTATCCTCTGCATTCAGAACGGCGCGAACGGTATTAAGCAACGCCTCCGTTGCTGTGCCGTCGCCCTCAGTGGACAGGATGGAAACCGTCACACAGGCCGGAGAAGGGCTGATGGCCCGCGCATCACGCACCAGACCGCTGGCGCTGCGTGCAAAATACTCGTATGCACCTGACGGGCCAGCAACACTCAGGCCGTCGTACGCCCGCTGCGCCCGCAGTCTCAGCGAGGTGTCGCTCTCCATCACCGCGTCGGTGGTATCCGTTGCCGGAGTGATAACCAGGCGCTTTGTGTTCATATTGCCCGCGAGGTTGTCCAGGTTTGTCCCTGAACCGTGGCTTAACATGCAGGCGCGTGCGCCCTCGTTAACCCGCTGGCGTAACAGCATTTCACGAAACGACATGGTTTGAGCGATAACGTTAAGGGGTTCCGATTCCAGCTCCAGCGCGGCGGAGACGGCTTCACGCTGTTCGGCAGGATAGGACGCAATCATCATGGCTTTTGTGTCAGCCAGAATTACCTCAAAGTCAGGCTCCGCGATGATGGCGGGTTCCGGTAACTGGGAAAGGTCAACGGCGGGCATGATTTACTCCCTCAGCGTGATGGTTAATTCAACATTCTGCATGGTCTGCATGACAGTGCCCGACAACGTCACCCCGGCGCGGCCTCCCGCTTTCCAGACAACGTCGATGGCGTCCAGGGCAATGCGGGGTTCCCATCGTGTCAGCGCAATCACGGCAGCACTCATGCATTGAAGACGCGTGGTGTTATTCATGGGTTCGTCAATTAAATCGGGCACAAGGCTGCCATATTCCCGTCGCATAACCCGGCTTGCCAGCGGGGTGGTCAGGATGTCCCTGACTGACTGTTTCAGGTGCTCCATATCGTTCAGGTTTCCCGTTCCGTCCGGGTTCATTCCTGTGTAGCGGGTTGTCACTGCGGGCCTCCTGTCGAATCGCTGCCACCTTTAACGCCACCGTGTTTATGCGTATGCACTGTGATGCCGTTTGAGGTGAAATCGCCGCCGCTGTGCGTGATATTGCCGCTCATTTTTCCCCCTTTTGTGACGTCAAGCGTCGCTGTTCTCAGAAGGTCTGTGCATTCCACGACAGGCGTGTCCAGTGTCACGCTGACGGATGCCTGCAGGGTGGCCGTTTTCATGCCGCTGGCGCTCAGTGCGCCTGCGTCCGCGTCGTAGCGGAACACCGCGCCGTCCGGCGCGCTGATCACGATTTCTTTCAGGCTTTTGCCGGGTGCCGGACTGGCATCACTCCACAGGCTGCCAATTATCATGGCGGTTTCCGGGTTGCCGCCAATGCAGGCAATTACCACCTGTTCGCCTGGTGATGGCGGCAGCCACACATTGAAGGCTCCCGCGCGCGTGGTGTTCCAGCGCAACCAGCCTGTTTCCAGTTCGCCGCTGCGAACGCGCACGCGCCAGGACTTCTCATCAACTTCAGAGATGATCCCGGTGCGGATGATATTGCTCAGCAGTCGCATGAGTTCTGCGCTCACCGTACAGCCTCCGCAATCCGGCCCAGCACCGTGTTATAAATCAGGCGCTCATCTGCCTGGCTGATACCCAGCAGCTCACGTACCGGGTAATCGGTGAAAATGCCCGGCGCAACCTGATCGCGCTCACCGAACTGATGAACGCGTGCAATACGTGCGGCCACGCCGCTGTAACCCACCGTCACACCGGAAGCATCTGCACGGGCTTTCAGGTAGCGGGCGGTGCGCAGTTTTACGAACATGGGGATGCGCCTGGTGCTGTCCTGGTTGATGCGCCGGGTGCGTATTTCCAGAAAACGGTCGATGTCATCCCGGTAAAACGTGCGGATATTGTTTTTATCCTCATCCCACCCGGTAATGGTTCGCCCGTATTTCCCCGTGTCGTGATGCCAGTTTTTCAGCGTGCGTGCTTCGTTATTCCAGATAAAGCGAATGCGTTCCTGTATCCGGGTTACGCGGCGTCTGCGTGGTGTCCATGCGGTCCCGTCCGGCGCTTTCTGTGACCGGATGCGCGCCTGCTGGGCGCGACGTAAATCCTGTGCCAGCTTTCTGGCGATGTTATTGATGGCCTGCTGATTCAGGCTGTCGCGGATAGCCTCAAAGGTTTCATCCACGCGGATGAATGCCTTATCCATCGCTTTCACCCCACGTCACATCCTGGAATACATGCGACCAGTCGCCTTCGGAAGAGGGCAGACGGGGTTTTGGCTCCGGCAGGTGTTCTGCCTGCGGTGTGCCCTGACTGCTGCGCGTGATGCGAACGCGTTCCCGCAGGGGGAGCGTAAACAGGAGATCGGCGCTGTCATCGTCATTGATAACGGCGGAAAATTTGATGTCCTGATTACGCTCCGGATTGAGCAACAACTGTGGCTGATTTTCGGATAACCACGCCAGCAGCGGCAGCGTGAGGTCGTCCAGCTCTCCGGCGTAATCCATGACAAACATCACCATCTGATAGCGGTAAACAAACGAGGGCGTTTCTCCGGTCGTTTCAATGTTGCCGCTCTCCACGAAAATGGTGAATTTTTCCGGGTTAGCCTGACACCATCGGCATGAACGGGTCATGGCTTCACGCAGGGAATCAGTTTTCAGCATGGGTGTTATCCTCGTTGTTCAGTCGTTGCAGCCTGCGCTGTTCCAGTAATTCAATGGCCCGTTTATCCGCGTTACAGGTTTCAAGTGCATCCAGAAGGCGGTCGCCCCATATACCGAGATTTCCCCATGTGGGAGTATCAGGGAAGGGGGGAGGCATTACCGGTATGGTCAGCGTCTGCGGTATAAGCCGGACTGACGGCGCTGGCCGTGGCGCGTTCTGCGTGCCTGCGCAACCTGTCAGTAAAATGAGCGTCAGGCAAAGCGTGGGCGCATTCATCTTTTGCAATATCGTTGCGTAGCTGTTCACGTCTGGCCTCTCCGTCCTGATTTCGCTGTTGATTTTCCACGCGGAGTTGCGCCAGCACCTGCTGCATATCCTGTACCCCGGTGCTGATGATATTCAGGGTGTCGGCGGTACTTTTCAGGGTGCTGGCCTGTGCTTCGTTTCTGGCGTTCTCCCGGCCAAGCGACCATGACAGACGCATGGATGTTCCCCATGCGGCAATCAGAAAGAAAGCGACACCCAGCGTGGGCCAGAGCTTCATGCCGGATAGGCTCCGTGTGGTAACTGAAAATGCGGTCCGTCTTTCAGGGTCTTCCAGTCGCCGCCCCATTCCACCGGAATATTCAGTTCCCGGCTGGCCTGTCTGAATGCTGCTGCGATTTTTTCGTACAGCGGCCATTCCCATGACACCTGGCTGCCGATATAAGCCACAACATCCACGGCATGTCCCGTAAGGTGGCGGCTGTTCATGGTCTGGCTCTTACCTGTGGCCACAAGTTGCTTCTGGCGGTAACGGCTGCGCAACCCTTCGGTGATACCAAAATCCACTTCCGAAATTTCCAGTGCCCGTCGGGTCACTTTCACCAGATCAGGATTTACGCCCTGCAAATTCTTTTCGCTCCGGTTGCTGAATTTAAATGTGTTGCTCATTCGTCCTTCTCCTTTACCCTGCGATTAAAGGCCGCAATAACCTTGTCGCGTGCTTTCTCTGCACCCATAAAACCGATTGATGCGCCGATAAACGTCACGGCATCTTCAGGAAACCCGAAGAAGCGCAACGACCCGGCCACGGCCATGGCAAGAACGCCGCACGCCAGCGATCCCGTTACGGTCTGAACCAGTGTTCGTCCGTCATAAAGACTCATCAGCGCGGAAATGCTGACCGCCGCGCCTACTGCATACACCGTTGGCAGGTGGTCAAAGAGCCACGCAATAACCTGCTCTGTGATCCCTGTTTGAATGGTGCTCACTGCTATTCCCCCCACAACTGAATCATTTCTCGTTTCTTCTTCTCCGGCTCCGGCATCTCCACTTCCTGCCCGGCGTCCAGAAATACCTGCTGACAGAGCCCGGGGTTGGCATCCAGCACCTTTTCGGTGACGCCCTGCGTCGTGCCGTAGTACCGGAAACAGAGCGAATCCACGGTGTCGCCTTCCAGTGCCTTCACTTTCATCAGCACAACTCCGCAAAGATTCGCGGGCGGCACAGAATGTCAGAGATGGCCCAGCTCACATCGCGCCACAAATCCGATGTCTGTATATCCAGTGCGTCCGCCCGGCGGTCGCCCTTGTCCGTTGTGTCCGCATCGCGGTAACGCTCCAGAATCAGGGCGCGTGTGGCGGTATAAACAGCATTGCGCCAGTGCCAGAGATTGACGCTTTCTCCGTTAATTACGGGTGCCGGAACATCGGCCAG